CTGAACAAATTGACGGCATCCGGCTTACCGACCCGCCTTGCGCTTGACCTGGCTGGGTTTGTGTTGAGCGAAGAGCAGGAAGCCTTATTCAGCGAGCAGGAAGCGGAAACACAGCCGGAAGACGAGCAGGTGGCAGAACTCCGCAAGTGGCAGCGAATGGCAGAGAAACGCGTCAAAGAAGGCAAACCTATCCGTGAGTTTGAAAGCACGATTATCGAACCGAGTTTGCATGGAGCAATAAGTGGAGCGTTGGAAGGTGTGAAGACGGTCGAGGATGTCAAAAGAGTCTTCGAGTGGAGCGTGTACCCGTGAGCCTTGACCGCTTTGAGATCGAGCGCAAGTTAGGGCGGGTGCTCTCGCGTGAGTTTCAGTCTGAACTCGATAAGCTGATGGGCTATTTAGGCGACCCGCCGGACTTGAATAACGTGCCGCGTTCCTACTGGCAGAACGGCTGGAAGCGCATTCAGAACCAGGTCGAGCCGATTCTGGTTGACACGTTCGTTCAGAGTGCGCTGGAATTGCCGCTTGTTGGGATCACGATTGATTGGGACTTGATCAATGCCGATGCGGTGAATTGGGCGCGAACCAGTTTAGTACCGACATTGCAGAAAATGTTCGACAAAACTTATGTGGGCGTGAATGAGTTAGTCCCACGTTATTTTGAGGAGCAGTGGAGCAGGGCTGATTTGGCACGGCATCTTGAAAAATATTACTCACCTGTGAGAGCAGAAATGATAGCAATCACCGAAACGACCCGCGCAAAGGTTGAGGGCGAGCGGGCGGCGGTTGCAGAAATCAACCAGCGCGGCGTGATCTTGGTGCCAACCTGGATGACGCAGGAAGATGAAAGGGTTTGTCCTATTTGTGGTCCGAGACATAAGCAGCGGATTACAGGCGATTACCCACCAGCTCATCCGAGATGCCGATGCTATGTGGATTACGACTATCCGAAGGAAGGCAACTAATGGCAGGCGGAACGTATATCCGAGTTGAGGGCATAGAAAAACTGCTTGCTGGTTTGACAAAGTTAGAACAAATGCAACGCGTGAAAGATGAAGTTCAGGCAGGCGGAATCTTGCTTCAGAGCAAGTTGCAGCATTACCCGAAGAAGGCGAAAGTTGGTAATCCGCTTATTCGCAGTAATGACCGGGTACGGCGCGGTTTCTTCTACCACCTGAAACACGGGAATATCAGTGTGCCTTACAACCGATCGTACACATTGCAGAGTAAGTGGACATCTCAACCGCGCAAGGGTGGCTGGGAGGCAGTGGTTGGAAACAAAGCGCCGGATTACAAGCATCTTGTTCAGGGTTCACGGCAAACTTTCCAGCACAGAGCGAGCGGCTGGTTGACGGTTGCAGGTGCAGTGGAAACATATGGTCCGCAGATACAAGCAAGAATCAGGGCGGCATTAGAGAAAGAGGTGGCAAGTGTCTGATAAATTGACGTTGAAAATCGCAAGCAATGAAAACATCGAGCGTGACGCGGTTGAAACAAAACGCTTGAAAGCAGATGTGGATTACAGCCTGATTGATTGGCGCGTTTTGGGCGTTCCGTTTGGCGGTCCGATAAAAGGGCGTGACATGGACGGCGAATGTTTCACCGAGCAGACCGACATTGTGCTGAACGTTGGCGACAAACGACCTGTGACCTACTATCACGGCTTTGGACCTGATGACCCGCAAGAGAAGCAAACCCCGCCTGTGATTATTGGTGAAGCGACCTACACCGGCAAAGACGCACGCGGTCACTGGTTCGACCTGGCTTTGGACGATGAAGAAGAACTGGCATTGCGTTTACTGGCTGCGGGCGTGGATGGCGTGAAAGCGTCAAGTGGGGCGGTATCTCATTTAGTGAGAAAAAGTGCGGGTGGAATTATTGACGTGTGGCCGGTTGGTGAACTGGCTTTATTTGACGTAAACGAATGGCGAAAACCGGCGAATGAGTTTGCCGTTATCGAAGCGAAAGCAGAAGTCTTTACAGAGGCGATCCCGGAGGTCGAAGAGACGGTGGATGCGGTTGAGGACGAAGCGGAAGCAATCACAATCAAAACACTATTACCAGATCAAGAGGAGATCAAAATGGAAGACATGGAAAAAGAGGTTGTTCAGGAACAGCCTGTTGAAGAAAAAATCGACTTGAAAGCCGAGATGGAAAAGGTTCGCAAGTCGATTGTTGACGAACTGAGAAGCGAGCGCGGGGAAGCCAAAGGATCGTTCACCGTTGTTTCCAGTGTTGGTGAAAAAGACGAGATGAAGGGCTTTATGCACTACATCCGCACCGGGCAGGAAAACAGCGTCATGAAGAGCCTGAAAGCATCCAACGACACAGACATGAACATCGGTACTGCCGCAGACGGACAGTATCTCGTGCCAACTGGTCACTATCAGAACGTGATCGCCCGGCGCGATGAAAGCGCTCTGTGGTCTCGCTTGGGTGTGACCGAGATTCCGGGCGTTGGTACAACCGTGAACGTGCCCTACGATGACGAAGGCGACGGCGAATTCGTGGTTGCGACTGAAACGCAGGAATTCGATGATGACGCTCCGGCAACCGGGCGCAAGCAGATGACCCTCGCGAAATACGCAAAGATCATCCGCATTTCACACGAACTGCTTCGTGACGAAGACAGCCGCCTTGAATCCTTCCTGGCAAACTGGGTTGGACGCGGCATGGCAAAGACCCACAACGACCTGCTGATTACCGAAGTTGAAACTAACGGTACGGCTTTGAAGACCTTTGCTTCTGCCACAGCAGTTGCATTGGGTGAAATGGAAGATATGGTCTTCCAGTCCGACATGGTGAGCTACCTTGACGGTGGTTCGGCTGCCTGGGTCATGAGCGGTCCTTCCTACGCCAAACTTATTGCGCTGAAAGGCGATGCGCTGACCTACTCACAAACACCTGCTGGTGTCTATCGCGAGAGCATTCTCGGTTTCCCGGTGTACTTCACCAATAAGGCTGACACTATCGCCGCAAGCAAGAAATCGCTGTTCTTCGGTGACTGGTCGCAGGTGGGCGTTCGCAACGGTGCCGGACTGCAGTTGATCCGCGATCCTTACACCCGTGCCCGCTACGGACAAATTGAACTGGTTTACCTGTTCGATGTGGTCTACGGCGTGCTGAACGCAGAGGCTATCGGCTACGGTACTCATCCGTCTGCCTAACAACTAACGATTCATTGATGGAGCGTATATGAGCGAGCAAAGAGTGTTGATCTTCATGCCAACCTACGAGGAAGGCGGGATTATTCAGGCGTTCCCTGAATCAGTGGAATCCTTCTACGATCTGGACGTGCCGGAAGGCTGGAAAGCTGACTGGGTGATCGGGTTGGATAATCCTTACGGGCGTGAAGGGCGGCATAAGAATACGCTCCATCAATACCAACAAATTCAACGGCGCGTGCTGGACGAAGGTTATGACGCGCTGGTCACTTTCGAGCACGACATGCTTGTTCCGAAAGACGGGCTGGTCAAACTGCTCGAAGTGGACGCGCCGATTGTGTACGGGCTTTACATGCTCAGGCACGGGGCGCATTGTGTAAACGCGTTCCTGTACATCGAAAAGAATCCAAGTTTCAGCCGGTCGTTTACCCACCTTCCGAAGCGCTATGCAGCCGCAGAAAGAGACGGCATGGCACGCGTGACGGGGCTGGGGATGGGCTTCACGTTATTCAGGCGGAAGGTGCTGGAACTATTCAATTTCAGGGCAACCGAAAAGAGTTATCCGCCTGACTGGGCGATTGCCTACGATTCCGCAAAATACGGATTGAAACAGATCTGCCGGTTCGATGTGAAATGCGGGCACATTGGCACGGACGGCAGGGCGATCTATCCGAGATTGGCAGGTTACGAAAACATGGCAGAGGTCAAAGTATTACAGCAGTTCTACTACAAACAGCCGTACAAGCCGGGCACGATTGCCAAAGTACCCGATGAGAAACTGGACGACTTCTTGCGGGCTGGGTTTGTGGAACTTATCTCATTTCCGGAAGAAGCTCCGGCGGTGAAGATCACGAACAGACCGACCAAAAAATCCTCCAACGCTATCAAAAACAAGATGGCTGAAAAGCAGAGTGTGAAATGAGCTACGCAGAACTGATACAAGTGAAAGACTACATGGGCATTAACACCGACACGGATGACGTGCTGCTCATGCAGTTACTTGACAGTGCGAGCGGCATCATAGACGCGTCTACAGGGCGAAATTTCAGCGCAAAAACCGCCTCTTACACATTTGATGCAGAGAATATCAAAGGCAAGATACTGCTCCTGGATTCGTACGATCTGCTGACTGTGACGAAGCTCACAAATGGGGACGGTGACGAAATCGCATCCGCAAACTACGTTCTGTTACCGCGCAACACCACACCGAAATGGCAGGTGAAATTGAAGTCCGGCTACGACTGGAAATTCGATGACGAGGATTCAGTTATTACGGTCGCGGGAACGTGGGGTTATTCTGCCACACCGCCCGATGACATTGTGCATGCCTGTATCAGGTTGACGAGTTTCTTGTATCGGCAGAAGGATAACAGTGGGGACGTTGACAGACCGCTCGTAACTGGTGACGGCGTAACCATCATGCCAAGCGCATTACCGGCGGATGTAAAGAACCTGCTGAAACGTTATCAGGTGCGGATATGAGCAACATATTGACTGCTTATGACAATCTGGCAAAAGTGACGGTCACGACCACCAGCGGGAAAACGCCAAAGGTCTACAACCTGACAGCCTTGCCGGAATCGCTTACTACGGCGCACTTGCCTTGCCGGTTGTTATTGCCGTTAGGCGGAATGCCGGGGGAAGGGCGTGACGGTCAATTTCTGGGGATAGGCGCAAGCGCAACGATGCAATGGCAGGTGAACGATCTGATGTTCTGGCAGGCAAGCGAACAGGGCGTTGGTGTGAGGGAGTTTGCGGGAGAACTGGTTGATTATTGCGGCAAGTATGCGGAGGCAATGAAAGGCTACAAATGCCCGGCGACTGACATGGTGCTGGACGGCTGGAGTGTCACACCGGGTGAATTTGAATATCCGCTGGGGAGTGGGCGGTACTACGCCGCTGTGAGGTGCCAGTTGATGATCACGGAGGCAATATGAGCAAAGTATTGTTTCTCGGGGGCGGTTATTTCATCGGCTTACCCGCAAGGGATTTGACCGAAGAAGAATGGGCGGCTATCCCGAAGAAAGAGCAACGAATGATCCTGAAATCAGGGATTTACGGAATTGAAATCGAAGAGAAAAAGGCAGAGGTAAAAGACAATGCTGGATAAATTAAATGTACTACAACTGGGTTGGCAGTCTGCCTTTGGCACTGCTCAAGGGACTGCGACAAAGAAGCTGTCTCGCGTTTCCAGTTTCAGTTTGAAGCCGGAACTTGAAACACGGGCGCTTGACCAATTACGGGGAACGCTTGTAACCCATCAAACAGCGCTTGACCATTACGCGTCTAGCGCAACCTTTGAAAGTGCTGATACCACCTTTGAAGAGATCAACTATTTTCTGGAAATGCTGTTTGGCACGGACGCTTCGGTAACAGGCACAGCCGCGCCTTATGTGCGTGATTATGCCGCGCCGACCACAGCACAGCCGACCCCACACTTTGCGACCTTGCAATTCGGGCAATCGGGCGCTGTCTACCAGATGCAGGACGCCTCAATAGCAAGCCTGACATTGAGCGGCACAACCAACAGCGGTATCCAGGTGGGCGGTTCGCTGATAGGCGGGAAGGTTGGGGCTAGCACACTGACATCCTTATCCGATTCGGACACTGAAACACGACCGACCGGCTGTATGTCGGCTGTGGCTGTTTCGGCTTGGAACGCGGCAGATCCCGGAACTTCGGTGTTGGCTTCGAGCGCGTTTGCGTGGGAGTTGAGTATCAATTCCAACCGCGAATATCGAACCTATTTAGGCTCATGTACGCCGACTGCTTATTCCGATGACGCTTGGACTGGGCAATTGCGCTTATCACTGGAATACAACACTTCCACCGATGATTTTGTGAACGCGATCCTGGCTGCATCCAACACAATCTTGGAAAAACAGATCGAGATCGAGTACAAGACCGGAACGGCTGGAACAGAACGAATCGTCAATATCCAGTTTGCCGGACATACCATGCAAGCGCCCGAACTGTTCCAGAGCCGTAATGGCGTGTTGAGCGTGGACTTGGTATTTGACGGCGT